GGAGGTTATTTTCATGATGGTGCTAGGCCAAAGTACAGACAGTAAATTTGATCCTTATGGACCTTGCCCCTGTGATTCGGGCAAAAAATTTAAATTTTGTTGCTATCCAAAAGCAATGGAAGCCAAGAATAATAAATCAAGAAAAGCACTCTATGAAGAATATTCAGACGGAAGAATAAATCATGAATTACATAAACAGTGGGAAGACACAGATTTTAAAACATGCTTTGGATTTGATGAGGAAAAATGTGTAAGAGAAATTAAGAATGCTCACTCAATCCAAAATAATAGAATACTAAATAAAATCAGTGTAAATAATCATGTTTATCGGTTTTCAAATAAGGTAACAAAACGCGATATTGAAGTAGAGCTAAAGAAGGTTAGTAAGAATAAAGCAAGTACGTTCTTCGGATTTTGTGATTTTCATGATACAGAACTCTTTAAACCTATAGAATTAAGAGAATATAATGAAGAACCCCTACAAGATTTCTTGTTTGCTTTCAGAGCATTATGTCTTGAAAGCCACAAAAAAGCTAGAGAATTAGAAGTCAGAAAAAATATATTTAGAAAGCGTCCTGAATTAATGGTTGATAGAGCATCAGTGTTTCAATATCAAGTGTCTTGTTTAGATATAGAAGATTACACTGAAAGTCGCGAACTATTTAAACAAGATTATTTTAATAATGACTTCTCTAAAATTAGAACTTTGTACCGTAAACTGGACTTCGAAATTGAGTTTGCCACAAGTTCAGCTTTTGCCATTCAGCATGATATTTACGGTAATGAAATTCAAGACATTTATAGCTTAAGAGAAGATATTTCAACGATTTATGTGAATGTTTATCCTGTAGATGGAGGAACAAATATTTTGTTGTCTTATCGCATCGATCAGGACCTTAAATTCGAGGAATATTTTAAACAACTTGAAACGTTAACCGATCAAAAACTTATGCAACACCTAAATCGCTTAATAATTCAATATACAGAAAATATATTTTTAAGTCCAAATTTTGTAGAAAGCCTCACGGAAAGAGAAAGGGTATCATTAACAGATACTATACAGTCTTCCATAAATCTTACAAAGAGATTTGATTTAATATTAGATGACAATTATTTTAACTTTAATCTATTTAATAAAAGCACTTAAATAAAGATATACTGAATCGGAAAGAAAAAAGATTTAAGTAAAGAAATTGGCAACTAGCACTCTTGAGAGCTTTTAATATGTATAAACGTAGTTAGTCAAAACGAAAATGTCGTTTCTTTGTCGAAAAAATAAATATTGTTAGAAACCTCCTTTTGAACCATAATTAAGTCGAAGAGAGTTTTTTTTTGATTAAAAACATTAGAAAAGGTGACAAAAATGAAATTTACTTTACTAGATAATGGAGCCGATTCATTAAAAGGGGCTTATGAAAGTTTAGAGAAATTTAACAATCAATATGAAGGTACAGACCATAATCTTAAAGATACAGTTATCTTTCTTAATCATGGTTTAGAGATCCTATTTAAATTAATTTTAAAGCAATCTAGTCCAGCTCTGATGTTCTCTGATATAAAGGCTTACCAAAAAGCTAAAGAAGAAATGAGAAAAAAAGGAGTAGCAAATGTCTTTGAAATAAATGCAACTTTACACACAGTAACTTTAGAAGAAGCTTTGAAAAGAGTTGAATTGTTATGTGATATTGACATTCCTGATTCTCTAAAGGGTGCTATATTTTATATTAATAAAATTAGAAATCAACTTATGCATTATGAGGTTGAACTTGATGATGAACAATTAAATGAATTAGTACAAAAAATAAAATTTTGTTATGAAGAATCCGTTGAATTTTTAGGAATCCATATCGATAACCTTGAAGAAAAAATTGAAGAATCAAGATTTGAATACTCAAGGGAAGAATATGAGGGTGACATGATGGAATGGTACGCTGAAATGCGTATGGAGGAAGAAAGAATATTTAATTGAGAAAGCCAAGAAAGAAAGGTACTAACATGAATTATAAAATCATATGGTGGTTCGTAGGTATCATTATTACAATTGCAATAATGATTTTATTTCCTATTCTCACTAACAATTTAATGTTCGTTGGAGACTATAAGGTAGCTGGGGATGACAAAACTTGGATAGGATACTTAGGCTCTTTTTGGGGAGCGATTATAGGTGGAGTAATCTCTGGAATAATTACTTTAATTGGTGTTCAAATAACCATCAGTAATCAAGATAGAAAAGAATTTATTAATCAATATCCTCATAGAAAGATTGCATTAGATAATTACCTTACTTCAAGCAATAATGCGAAAAGCTATCTCTATGAAGCTTTTGGTGATAAAAGGATATTACTAAACCAAGGACATTTTTATGGAAGAATAGACAAGTTTATTAGTGATTTAGAAAATAATTTAATGGAAGTAGTAAAAGTTGACTCAGAATCCTATAAATTTGCTAAATCCCTGTTAGAAGAGTTAGGTAGGATAAAGTCCTATGTTAGACATGATTTTCTTGAAGACGAGGGTGATTCTGATCTTGAGCTTGAAGGATATTTTGTAACAGATAAGCCCGGATACAATGAATCTCTTGAACGTATAAAAAAGCTAATAGGTGAATTAGAAAATATTAATAATAAGTTAGATAACAAATTTAATAAAATGACAGGTAATTAATAACTTGCATCTGTGAATGAAGTGCTCTTTTTATAGAGTACTTTTTTATAGGATATTTCTTTCTTTTTACATTGGATTAAACATAAAGCTGTAAAGCGAGGAGATGAGGGTGTGATGTAAATGAATTGGGATATAATACGTAAGGAATTTGAAACTACTGATATAACACTCACAGCATTAGCAGATAAACATGATATTAAGCTAGGAACATTGAAGAGTAGAAAGAGCCGTGAGAAGGATGCAACTAAACTAAAGAAGGTTGCAACTAAACTAAAGAAGGTTGCAACCAAAAAGAAAAAGGATGCAACCACTAATCAAATACCTGATGTTGCAATAGAAGTCTTTGTGGAATCGGATGAATTAACCGAAAAGCAAAGGCTTTTTTGTTTGTATTACGTTAAGAGCTTTAATGCTACTCAATCAGCTATCAAAGCGGGTTATGCATTTGAAAGCGCACATGTAGAAGGTAGCAGGTTGTTAAGACATGCTAAGGTTTCAAAGGAAATCAAGCGCATCAAACAGGACATGACACAAGGAATATTCATTGATGCAATGGATGTGTTGCAGAAGTGGGTAAAGATTGCCTTTGCTGATGTAACTGATTATCTAACGTTTGGACAAAAAGAAGTTGAAGTGATGGGCGCGTTCGGTCCGATAAAAGATGAAGATGGTAATGTAATAACTAGGAGGGTCAACTACGTTGAGTTCAACGCATCAAACATGGTTGATGGCACATTGATATCAGAAGTTAAACAGGGCCGTGATGGTATATCTGTTAAGTTAGCGGATAAAATGAAAGCTCTGGAAAAACTGTCTTTATACTTTGATTTATTCCCTGACAGCTTCAAACGTAAAGTTGCAGAAGAGAAGCTTAATATCTCTAAACAAAAACTTGAACTTGATAAACTTCGAATTATCCGTGAGGAGGAAGAGTATGAAGATGACGGCTTTATTGCTGCATTAGACGGTAAGACAGCTGAGGTGTGGAACGATGACGACGAAAACAAAGATAGTTGATCAGAAATCATTTCAAACTATCTGGATGTCTAGACCTAAAAAGCTTAAACCCGCCCCTTTCACATTTAAACCATTTTCCAATAAGCAAATTAAAGTCTTAACGTGGTGGCGTAAAGATTCACCAGTGAGGGATAGTGACGGCATTATATGTGATGGTTCTATTCGCGCTGGCAAAACAGTATCTATGGCTTTATCTTATGTTATGTGGGCTATGGAAAGTTTTGATGACATGAACTTTGGTATGGCTGGTAAAACAATTGGTTCGTTAAGACGTAATGTTATTACACCGCTGAAGAAAATGCTTAAATCACGTAAATATAAGGTACGTGACCACCGCTCAGATAATATGTTATCTGTTACTAAAAATGGTGTAACTAACTTTTTCTATATATTCGGTGGTAAAGATGAAGCCTCTCAGGACTTAATCCAAGGTATCACATTATCTGGGATGTTCTTTGATGAAGTGGCTCTAATGCCTGAGAGTTTTGTTAACCAGGCAACAGGCCGTTGTTCGGTAGAGGGTTCAAAGTACTGGTTTAACTGTAACCCGGCTGGTCCTTATCATTGGTTTAAGACAAACTGGATTGATAGAAAAAAAGAGAAGAACTTGCTGCATGTTCATTTTACGATGGATGATAACTTATCTCTTTCTGAAGCTATCAAGAAACGTTATTACAACATGTATAGCGGTGTATTCTACAAGAGATATATATTGGGGCTGTGGGTCCTTGCTGAAGGCGTTGTGTACGATATGTTTGATAAAGACAAGCATACCGTTAAACCGTTAGAAAGAGCTTATACACAGTATTATGTATCATGCGATTATGGTACACAAAACCCGACAACATTTGGTTTGTGGGGTCTTTTTGCTGGTGTTTGGTACAAGGTAAAGGAGTATCACTATGATGGCCGGAAAAATAATAAGCAAAAGACAGACCAGGAATATTTAGAGGACTTGAGGGAGTTTATTGGAGATATCAAAGGATTCAAAGGCGCTATAGTCGATCCGTCCGCTGCCTCTTTTATTGCTTTGTTGAAAAAGAATCGTATTAAGGTTATTAAGGCTAAGAATGATGTAATTGAAGGTATTCGTAATGTAGCCAATGCCTTAGTGAATAATCTTATTAAATACAATAATACATGCATTGAAACGTTCCGTGAGTTCGCCTCATACGTATGGGATGAGAAAGCGGCTAATCGCGGTGAAGATACTGTAGTAAAGCACAATGATCATCATATGGATGGTGACCGCTACTTTGTTAATACAATCCTATTTGGCAAGAAGAAAATAGGAACATTAAGCAAGTCTCAATTTGGTTTATAGGAGGTGAACGTATATGATTCGGATGGATAGTGATTTTGAAGTTACACCACAGCTTGTACAGAAATTACTTAGCGCTAATAGTAAAGAACGAGAGCAGCGGTTGTTACGGTACTATAAGGGAGAACATGCAATTGTAGATCGTAAATTTGACGATGAAACCAAGCCTAACAATAAGATTGTCACCAATGAATGCAAACGAATTACGAATGTAAGTGTTGGTTATTTCATTGGAAAGCCTATTAGTTATAGTGCTAATAAAGAAAATAAGGAATATTTAGAGCAGCTACAAGCGGTTTTTGACCTAAATAATGAACAAAAAGTAAATGCTGATCTTGCTAAATCCGCTAGTATTTATGGATATGGTGTTGAAGTCATCTATACTAGTCAATCAATTACAGGTGAACTTGAAATCAGGTTCGCTTATTTAGATTTAGAAGAGCAAGATATTCTCTTAGTCTATGACCGCTCTGTTGAAAAGAATTTAATTATGGCTATTCGTCACTACACATATAAAGATGTAGTAAAAGATACCACAATTAAAGAAGCTTATGTATATACGAGTGACGCTATTTATCATTTTCGAGAAAATGATGGTGAAATGACCATGATTGATGCGGATCCTCACTATTTTCGTGAAGTTCCTATTAATGTTTATTACAATCGCGATAATATCAGTGATTTTGAGGATATCGTTACATTAAATGATGCGTACAACATTCTCCAATCCGATGATATTAATGAAAGTGAATATACCAATGATGCTTTCTTATTAATTAAAGGCGCTATAGCTGATGATGAAGAAATTCAAAAGATGAAAGAAAAGCGGGTTATTCATATTGAAGAGGCTGAGGGTGCTGGTGTTGAATGGCTCATCAAGAGTCTAAATGATACGTGGAAAGAAAACCTAAAGACACGGATCAAAAACGATATTCATAGTATATCCGCTACTCCTGATTTCTCAGATAGTTCATTTGCTGGAAATCAAACCGGTGAAGCCATGAAATATAAAATAAAAGGCTTAGAGGACAATCGTGCTTCTAAAGAGCGAGAATTTAAGCCTGCTTTACAGCGTCGTATCCGTTTAATTACAAATATCCTTAACTATTTAGGGAATAGCTTTGATTGGCGTGAAATTGTGCCTACATTTACTGCCAACTTACCTAAAGCAGATTTAACTACTGATGACATTACTAAATTAGTAGGGGCTAATATTATGAGTAAAGATACAGCTCGTTCTTCTGTTGCCTCTATTGAAGATCCAGCGCATGAAGCGGAAAAGGTTCAGCAGGAAAATGAGGATTATATCGATCTAAATACACCGAAAGAGGTGAATATAGACGATGAGCAAGATGAAGAAACGCTTCAAGGCAATAAATAAGCTTTTAGATGGCATGACTACCGCTAAAGAGAAGCTAATCGTCAATATGTACAAGAAATGCTTCAATGAAATGTATGCTCTTTTGCATAAGCAATATAAGCAGTATCAGACAGACGGTATTTTAACCTTTGAGACCATGATTAAGCAAAATCGTTTAAAGAAATTCGAAACGAAGATGATTCAGCTGCTTACCATGCTTAATAAAGATGTTGGCTCTACCATATATGAACACCTTCAAAATGTTAGGCTGCAAGGTTATTACCGATCCTCTTGGATTATTGAAACCATGTCTAAGGTAAAGTTAGGTTATCGTACTGTTCCTACAGACGTATTAGAGAAATCGATTGAACATAACTTCACTGGT